GTGTCGCAGTTGTATTAAAAAACCGCCCCCCTTTTGCAGAATTGCATGAAATGCACAATGTTTGCAGATTCCAGTCTTCATCGCTTCCACCCATGCTTCTGGGCACAATATGATCGACTGAATTGCCGTCCAAACCGCAGGTCTGGCATGTATGCCCGTCCCTATTGAGTATCCGCTGCCTGATCTTGCGCCACTGGGCAGTTGAACCATTATCCTTTAATGCACTTGCCATTAGAAGTACCCACGATCTTGATGAAACTCCCATGCTTTGCATGAAGTCTTATAACGTTTTGTAATGTACTTAATCGTTGCGTCTATCTGTCTGTAAGGATCTAAGTCTCTATACCAGGTTGATCTCATCTGACCCAATCCGTAATGACTGCCATTGCGTGCAGTGTATGACCACCTTGATTCATTAGTGATGATCTTGTTAAAGCAAATGAATTGATCGTAATTTAATAGCCTTGAATGTGCATATAGTTTCAATTGATCTACTGAATAGTTTGTTGCTTCAGCTGATGAAATGCTTGTTATTGAAAGCACTGCCAATAAGGCATAAACCTTGCCCATTAGATCGATTCGCCCTCGCGCGCTATCCGCCTCAGCGGCGCGCTTCAAGCGATTAGATCGTACCGCGACTGTCAAGCAAGTGAATAACTTACGCATGGGCTTGGGCGTGTCCCACAGGTTTTGCACCCTTGTGGATAACGCCTGTGGATAACGCTTCATTGATGACCCCAGCCTTGACCCTTGAATGAAATACCGAAAGTTGAGTACACCCGACTCATATTTGCCCCGCAACAGATTGGTTCGCGTTCTTCGTGGATTGATCTATCCACCTCAACACTGATTTGACACACCGTGCATTTAAACTCATAGATCGGCATTTGATTGTCCAATCTGTGCAACTGTCATGCAACTGCACACGCTGCACTGAATCGTCTCCACACCTGGCGGCAATAGGTCTGTTATGTTGACAATGAACTGATTGGTTTTCTTTTTGCACATGCGACATTCAAATTGAACTGTGTCCATAGTTGCTTCTCCTAAGATTTTCAATCGGCTGTAGGTTGATTTGTGTGACCCACCAATTAGGTTGCTTGGAATGACGGTATTTAGGGCGTTGCGCCATTGCAATGGGTATCCAACCCGCAATGAAGTAATGCGGTGCTTGACCCGTGACCAACACGGCTATGTCGTTTGGTCTGTCGTATTCGTGAATTATCAGCTGCCCGGCAACGTACTTAGTCCAACGCACTTCGATCGCATTGCCCACGTCTGCCTTTACTTTAAATTTGTTTTCGTACGGGTCAAATGGCAGATTGAAATATTTTGCAACTACCCATTCGCTGCCAATTGCTTCAGCAGATTCGACCAGGTACTCAAAGGTTGCCAAACTCTTTTGATACCGCTGCGGGTTATCCATTCCCTTAGTCGATTCAGCCGTTAGTTTGACCGCCGCAAGCATGCAAACCATCTGCTCATCATGGGTTAATTCCATTTTCATCGGCAGCCAATGCAAAACCAAATAACCTTCTCATTGCCAAAACCCTTTTGATAACCGAAAGCGTCCAGTCGCGTAAGAATTGAGCATTTGTCGCACTGCTCCATTTTGTATTCCTCAACGACTTCACCGTTTTTAAGCAGTTTGCCAATCATGGTTTGCGGGTTGATTATCTCCATGTACTCGCTCATGCTTGCGGTTCCCATTTTCCCGTTGATCGCATGACGTACCAGCGAGGCGTGCATTGCGTTGCCTTTGTGCGTTCGGTGCAGAAATACCCGCCCCATGCCTTCGGCGCACCTTCGTGTGATTGCTTCCAGATCATGTGCCCATGGCTGCACTGGGGTGCTTCAGCAACTAATTCACCACCTAATTGCTTGGCAATCTCGTCAACACTTGAACCAAACGACGGGATACCTGCTTGTTCGGCTTCCGCAGCTGATTTGTAACTTGGCACGTCACCAAACTTGGTCGTCCAATAATCAGTTGTGTCTTTGTTAGCGATCTTGGCTGGTGTTCGTTCAACCTGCTCCATGATCTCTTTCGTGCTTCTCTCAGCACCACCCATGACCAATTGCTGAACGCGCATAATTGCGCTGGTAACTGTATCTTCTACATACCAACGACGCATATTTTGTTGGTATGCACCAACGTAACCGTGTGCGTAATCAATCCCCGCGGGGTTGACGTCGGTGTCATTGCGAAAGGCTTTTGCCTCAACTAAGACATAACCTTTTTCCGCACTAAATTCCACAATGCGTGTTTCAATTCGACCTGTTGGGTAAATCTTAATCCAGCGTTCTAAGCGTTCGCGTGAAGCCTCGTAGTTATCCAAGAACCCCATTACTTCACCGCCTTGTTTGCAATGTGGCGGCTGATTGCCTTACGACGTGCCAAGCCTTCGCGCTTGCCGTCTTTGAAGCCTTTTGCGTATCCAACTGCTGCTGCCATTACTAGCAAAATGACCAGCATGCTTAAACGACCCAATGTTGCTGGGTCTAATAGATCAAGTACCATTTTGAATTCTCCCGATTCTTGGTGATAAGGACTACCACCTAGACATAGGGTGAAGCACGATCAACGCGCCGTCAAGAACCTTGCGTGTTTGTCGGCGTGTCTAAAGGCTTTGGCTTGGATTTTAGTCCGTTGCCAGCAAGTACCCCGCCCAATGAACCAGTCAGGAAAATGGCAAGTGTTTTCAATAAGTCAATAAACGCCGCGTCGTTGGGTGCTTGCGCCCCAATTGGCTGCGTTACGAAAATTAATGCGTATGTGATGCCCAATGTAACGATCAGAAATACAGCTGCAAGTGTTGCGCCGATAATCAAGATTAGTTGGGCGTGTATTTCCTCAGGGGTTTTGCGTCGTGCTGGTCTGTGATGACTCAAATCCAAGTATGTCGTCAGTGCATGTTCCAGTAGGGACGCACGCTGGCGGTTGACATTCTGGCTTTGCCCAGTTCTCAAATTCTTGGCACTCATAACGTACCCAGCCCTGATAACCGCAAGCCGTAAGACTTAGCGAAATGCCCAACGCTAAGCCCACGACCGCAAGTTTTCGGGCTACTTCCCCGTTAACCCGAAACTCTTATCCTGCGGGTTTAACCAACGCAAGATCACTGGTGCAACCGCTGCAACACCAGCCATTGCAAGTGTCTTAGGGTCAGTTACGCCCGCCATGTATAAGGCTAGGGCTGCTGCCATGAATGAACGCGCCCATGAGGCTGCTACGGCTTTGACTTTGTCCATTTTGTTTTCTCCTTTGTCGGTTTGACTCCCGATTTTGGTGTTTCAACTGTTGGGAATTCGCCCTTGTAAGGGACAAACTTAGGAATTCCAAACCCAACAATTTCAGTCCCGATCTTTCGAACCTTAACCATGACCATGCCGCCGTTGCGCTGGTCGCCTGTACCGCTGGTATTGCCTTCGATCAGCACGCAGGTCTTGTCGTCAATTAGACCAACAACAATTCCAATGTGTGAAATACGATCTACTCCGTCATGTGGAAAATCCATAAATGCCAAGTAACCCAATTGCGGCATGTTTGACCAACGATTTGTTTCCTTGAACTTATGCGCGCCAATGGCAGTACCCACAACTGAATGAATTTTAACGCCTGCCTGTGCAGCGCACCAATTGACAAATGAACCGCACCACGGCAAGCCGTCAGCCTTTGTAAATTTGCCGTACTTTGTCAGGTTATCGCCTTGTTCAACTGTGCCAATTTCAGCCTTTGCGGCTTCAATCAGTGCAGCTGAAGTCCCTGTTGGATAACTCATTCAGCCGAAACCTGCGGCGTGGGTTGCTCTAATTCAAATTTTTGGCGCGCTTTTTGCAAATAATCTAAATGTTCGGCAAGTTCAATTTCCGTCATGTCGCGATCAACAATTTCATTTGTTTGCGCGTTGTGAATTCTAATTTTGCTCATTATTTAACCCCATAAACTAACATTGTGCCAGTAGATAAATTTCCACCAGTATTTAAAACTTTCAATGACGTGATTGCGCTTGTTGTCCAAATTCCTGCGTTGTGGCTTACACCTGCTTTTGGTGAAGCACTGTTTGCTTCCCATTGGTAAATGCTTCTAACAGGTTTCAAAATGCTTGTTGAAGTGTAGTTGTCTATCCACAATGCAAATGCGTTGTTGCTATCAGTACGGTCAACATTGACGTTGTGAGTGCGCAAAGTTTCTGCCGTTATAGCCGCAACCCCGCTATTTGACGCATTGTTGAAATTGTATGTGTACTGACCCGTGACAAGGTTAGTTGCTGCATTTGGTTGGACTTCAAAGCCACCGTCCGCAGTTGCATTTGTCATGCCTGTTATTAAAACAAATAAAGAAACGTAAGTTTGGTCAATTGAAGAAACTGTAACTGAAGCGCCTGACAAAGATGTTGTGGATAACAAAGTCATGCCACCACCTGAAGCCGTAGCCCATTTCAACCCAGTAGGCGTTGAACTGTCTGCCGTCAAAACCGTATCGTTTGCACCCACTGCTAATCGCGCTGGTGTATCTGCTGCGGTTGCTGCTATTAAATCACCTTTTGCGTCAACGATTGTTGGTGCAATAACTGCCGCGCTATCTAGCGCAAGTGTCACTGAACCTGAAGTGCCGCCACCTGAAAGACCAGTACCAGCGTTGACTGCAGTAATGTCACCCACGTCATTTGTAATCCATGTAAAATCCATGTTTGTGTTTGACGCCTTGGAAAGAATTTGACCAGTTGTGCCACCCAGCAAATCAGCCATTGAGGTTGCAACGGCTTGACCAAAAACTTCAAAGTCAGCAGGTAAATCCGTAACTAAATCTACGGACGTGGGCATCTGCCACGAAAACGGAGTTGTCGGGTTTGTAATTGGAGTCTCCTTTGTTAAGTGATAATTGTCGCACGTGCCCAGTCAAGCGATGGCGACACGCCCGACCAGGTAAATGTGTTAGAAATTTCGTCCCATTGCAATGCCTGTAATGAATAAGCAACGGGCGAAAGATTAAGCGAGACTGAAAGGGTGTTGTATCCCGCACGGAATGACCAGCCCTCGACGAAGCCCTGGAAGATTGAACCCATGTTGCTAGGCAGATCAGCGATCGAAACGGGCATGCCCATAAAGACACCGATCAAGTTATCGCGGTCAGAATTGTCCACTTCAGGGTTGGTCAGGTCGTAGGTAATTTCGCTAAAGATTGGCTGTGGGTCTTTTCGAAGTGCCAAGTAAAAGTTTGCTTGGGCAGTCGCGTCAGCTGAATTGTGCAGGGTTGTCGAAATGATTTGAGACAATGTGCCATAAGTGTTGATTGAGTCCGTGTCACTGGCAGATTCATCGCTGCTGCTCGTTGCCCCGTATTTGATCGTTAAGTTGTTTCGCACGTCACCTGCGCGAATATCTGTACGCAACCCCGCTGCA